TATTTCTTGATAATCTTTTTGAAGTAAATGATCTTTCTTCTCGATTTTTAACAAAATCAAATAAAACCGGAGAAATTCAAACTGATATATGGCTTGTTTTAAAGGAAATAGTTTCGGATGTGTCGGCAGAGATTGATTTTAATACTATTTATAAAGAAGAAAGAGAAAGAAAAATAGAAGATTTACTTGTTAACTTTAAAAATATTAGCGAGTTTTATAAAGCAGATGTTCCTCAACTAGCACAAACACCATCTCCATCACCTGAACCATCACCATCTCCATCACCTGAACCATCACCATCTCCATCACCTGAACCATCACCTGAAAGAACACCTACACTATCAGTAACTCCCTCGCCATCACCTGAAAGAACGCCTACACTATCACTATCACCAGCAAGAACCCCTGGACCCAATAATATTTTATTACCTGCACCTAATACATTATTAAATACAGGACGAAGAAATAGTTTAAATAGAAAAAATAATAGAGGGTCGCCTTCACCAAGAAGAGGTTCTAATAATAATAGAAACACCCAAAGCAGATTTTCTCCATCTCCAAGAAGAGGTTCTAATAATAATAGAAACACCCGAAGCAGATTTTCTCCATCTCCTTCACCAAGAAGAAATTCTAATAATAATAATAGAAATAGGAATAGTGTTTCGCCTTCACCAAGAAGAAATTCGAATAATAATAAGAATAGAACTAAAAAGAAAGGTGTTACATTCAAAAACCCAGCATTTAAGTTTCCCTCAAAATTATAATTAAATATTAATAAAATTGATAAACTTAAAGTTTATATTAATAAATACAATATCAATACATAATGACTGAAATCTACATCGAAGGAAACATTGGTACGGGAAAGACAACCTTTTTGGATTTTTTGGCCAAGTTGTATAAGAATGACACGGTTGTATATGAACCTGTAGACCAGTGGCTTTCTACAAAGGATTCTGATAATAAAAATATACTGGATAAATTCTATAGTGATCAGGAAAGATGGTCATTTACATTCCAGATGAATTCATTTATTAGTAGGATTAAAGCAGTAGATGATGCACCAGAAAAAAGGATAAAGTTTGTAGAAAGGTCTGTTTTTACTGATAAGATTTGTTTTGCTAAAAATTGTTTTGAAAATGGTAAAATGTCTAAAATAGAATATGATATTTATTGTAATTGGCATACATGGTTGTGTAAAAAATTTGATATTACACCTAAATATTTCATCTATCTAAAGACTAATCCTGAGATTAGTGAACAAAGGATTAAAAAAAGGTCACGTACAGAAGAGTCGGGGATTCCACTTGAATATCTTAATCAGCTCCATAATAATCACGAGGAATGGATGAAGGATAATGTTTCTAAAGGGATAAAGGTTTTGTATCTAGATGTATCTACAAACTTTTATGAAAATGAGGAAGAAAAGGCAAAAATTATTGAACAATTAGAAACATTTATTAATCGTGATGTCTTCACAACCAATTAGAATATTATATTTTTATAGTTATTTATATTTTTTATTTAATGTGCAAAGGCTAATCCGGCCATTCCACCAACGATTTGTAGTATATTATAACTTACGGCATATACTCTTAATTTCCGTTGTTTAGTACCAAGACTACTAAAATCCATTTGAACTGTATCAAGTCTAGAAAAATTACAGGCACCACTCGGCTGATATTCTCTAGGATTTAGTGAAAAGGAGTAGCAATAGATATGTTTTTCGGGTATTTCATGTTTTGCTAGGTATGGCTGTACTTTTCCAAAATAGGAAGCATTTCTTTTTTCAAATCTATTATGTCCATTCATTTTTAGACACATAGTTCCAAAGTTTTCCATAGCATTACTATTTCCCATAAAGGAACCAGATTCTAAACCATTGATTACAGTATTATCAAAACTTGCACTATAATTAAAGTAATCATTGCCCCCTCCATCAACCCCAACTGTTCTAGTTGTACCAGTAGGATCTAATAGTGGAGGACTAAATATGTTTGGATTTGCTGTATTTTGTGATGAATTAACTTCTGTATTTCTACCAAAATCAGTAAATACCCATATTAACTCTTTTACTGGATGAGTAAAGAAAAGTTCTATATCCTGGTTCTGTGTCCCTTCGATTTCGTCAACATTTACTTGAATCTGTTCAATTAAATAAGAGTGTTTTGACTGTGCAAACCTTTTTCTTTCCTCTTCATCTAAGAATATATAATCACACCACACATTAATATCTGGTGCTGTATCAATTGCCGCCAGTGTTTCGTGTGAAGAGACTATAAGATTTTCTAAAGCTCTAAAGGTAAAGTTAAGTTTAACCTCGTGATACTGCAAAGCAATAAGTGGGAGTGCTACTCCTGTGTTTTTACAGAACCAGAAATTAAGAGGTATCATAAGATGTAATATAGGGACCTGTCTATTCTCTGGACCAGCGGTATTAACAATTGGGAAACTTCCGTGTTTATTAATCATAATCTGAACTAATTTATCTCTTTCATTTAGTTCATTATTGATATCCATCCAAAAAGAATCCTGTTTATCAATCTGGTTTCCTCCTATATCTATAGAACACTCCTTTATAAAAGCACACCCAGTATTATTACACCATGATGTATAGGTAATATCGTTCTGATTATTAACATTAAGACCTTGTATAGATGGTAAATTTGCTTCAACCCAAACATTGGATAGCAAATCTCCACTTCGTGAAACTATAGTACTAACATCAAATTCGGAATAAGAAGAGTCACCATCTATAGTTTGTTTAATAGATTCAATAGAAAAATTAGTGTGTCTTCTAAAGACACTTTTAAAAAAAGTCATGTCAGGTGTACCTGTTAGATATGCATTCTGAGCTCCATAAGCAACTAACTGTATTAATCCACCCATTATTATATATAGTTATTATAATTTATTGGGAAAATATTAACGCTGCTTTACCATTCATAATTCTAAATATGTTATAGTTAACAGCAAAAATAGTAATCTTGACATCGCTATTTACTGTAATAGGACTAGTAAATCTTAGCAACTGGTGGCTCGAGTTAGAAAGATTCTTTACACCACTCGGCGAATATTCATTAGGATTTAGCGAGAAAGAATAGCAGTAGACGTGCTTATTCGGGACTTTGTGACCATACTGAGCCGGCAACGATGTTCTAAGGAATGATGCCTTAAGTTCATCAAACTGTGTTTCACCACTAATATCAAGCTGGAATGTATTAAACCATTCACAACCCAGTTGGTGATTACCATAAATATTATTACCACCATGAGTAGAGCTTCTAGTATCTGGTATGTCTCCAAGAGAACCACATGAATAATCAAAATAGTCATTACCGTTGGCATTTTTTACAGCGGTAGAGAGAAGATTATTAGCAGCGGTATTAAATGCCTCACCATTACTATTATAAGAAATATTCTTGGTTGCGTCCACATCAGCATCTGCGGCTGTAGCAGCAGTACCCTCAAATCGGGTTTGGTGTCTAATAACCCATACTAATTCTTTAACAGGGTGAGAGAAATTAATTCTTACATTACTCTCAAAATCTTCCTGTTTCTCCTGTAAAGTTTCAATTAAATATTCGTGTCTGTTTTGTGTAAAACGTCTGGTTTCATCAATATCTAAATGAATAATCTCACTGAAAAATGTAACTTCAGGATCAGAAATAGTTGTTGTTGCTGGAACAATTACTCCATTGGTAGTATTCACAAGATGTGTAAGTTTTCTATACTTAACAACAAAATCCACAGAAGCTCTGTCAATCGAGCATAGTGGAAGTGCGAGACCTGGATTTTTATTAAACCAGAATTTGAATGGAATAATCATGTGTAGTGGCTCGAGTCTTTTACTGGAAGTTAGGTATGCGTTTTTTGCTGCATGTTTATTTAATCCAAAGTGTTCTAATTCATCTTTATCATTAAGTTCATTGTAAACATCTAGCCAAACACCGGAATGAGTATCAATTTCATTATTATTAATTTTAAGTTTGCACTGTTCAACAAAAGCATGACCAGTATTATTAGTCCAGTTCATATACTCTTCACTATCAATATTAGTATTTGTAACATTTAGATCTACCTCTAGCCAACATCTATGTAAAAGCTGGCCACCACCATCATTAATAGTATAAACGATTTCTTTACCATTAACATTCGGTTGGTCACCACTCTGAGTTTTCTGTTGTATCGCAAAATGTGAATGTCTGCGATAAACTGCCTTGAAAAATGTAATCTGGGGATTTCCCACTATGAAGTCTGTTTCTTGTGTAATTTTTCCTACACCAACCATATAAATTATTAAAAGAAAAAAAAGTATTGTATTATACTTGTTTAATTAATAAACTTAATTATTTTATAAAAAATATTTGGCTCGATTGATTCTATACCTTTATTATTTAATTTTAATTCTTCAAGCAATTTTAAGTAGTATCCCAAATTGTATATATTTATTGACATAGAATTTTTAAAAATTTGAGGAAGATATAGATTAATTGTTTTAAGGTTAATAAATTCTAATGAGTTTTTATTAAGTAGTAATGAGTATTTTAAATCTATTTTTTTATTATTATCTGTTTGTTTATTACTGTTGATTAAATAAGAATTAAGTGATATTTTATAGGTGTTATTATAGTCTATAAGTTCCCATTTCATGTATTTATACAATAAATAGTCTAAATTGTCTGAGTTAGAAAAGTTTTTATATATACTGATAATGGTTTCTAATTTATTAGATATTTTATTTTTTAAAATGTATTCTATAAAATTCTCATAAAATAACATATATGCAAAATTTTTATTAATATTACAATTATTATTTTCATAACCAGTGTATTTTTCAAAATGATTTTCTATATATTTATAATCATCTAATTCTACATTTTTATAACTGGTTATTATTTTATAATCTTTATTTTTCCTTGTAAATGTTTGTTCTAAGTTAATAATAACTTGTCTTACATCGAACTTACTTTTTTCTATAATATTTTTTACTAATTTTTTTTCAAAAACGATATTTTCATTCTCAAGAATTTTTTTACAATAATTTTCGATAGATTCAAAATCAGGTAATTTTAGTTCTATAAAAAGACATTTCGATTTATATGGTTTCATTTTTTTATTCAATGAATCGGAAATAATAATGAATGGATTATATTTTAAATATCTAAATTTTTTTTTTGAAAATATAATTGATAACAAATCATTAAACATATAGACTTCTTTATTAGTTAATCCTTCTATTTCATCAAGAATAATACTAATTTCCTTTGTATTTTTATTAAACATATTTAAAATATTTTTTTTATGCAAAATATCATTAATATCTTGGTTAAAATTCTTTTTTTTTGTTAGATTTGACAGATTTTTTTCCTTTATTTCATATTTAAAATAATCCAAAAAAGTATGGGCTATAATTGTTTTTCCACAACCTAATGGTCCATATAAATATAAACAATTTGGTCCGGATTTATTATTTTTAAAATTATTTAACCATTCAAATATTTTATCGTAGTTTAATTTTGAAATTAATAAGTCTTCTGGAATTTTTGGTTTATATTTATCTAACCAAGTCATTCTATAATATTAATATTTAGTTTTAAATACATAAATTATCTATACCTTCCCAAGATAATCCACATTCCTTTGCCCATGTACATTTATAATAATCTGAATCCTTAGTTTTAAAAATAGCTTCATTAAAATCCATTATTTTATCAGAAGTAATACTACAACTACCTATTTTATGAACATTTTTACATTTAGTTTCATCTACTACTTCCCACATATCGGGACATTTAGATTTCCATGGAGGGAAACTTTTGATCTTTTTATTTTTTAAAACAAATTTATTATAAATTATATAACCTATAAGAACAGATACTACTGTTATCATTTTCAAAACAAAAAATAATAGTTGATTCATATAGAATTATATAATATAAATTTTAAAGTGCAAATGGATTATTTGGACAGATATTACAACTGGTTGTATCCTTTTTAACTGTAAGTCTATAATATCTATAATTTATAAATATATACAGTATACTAAAAAAGAAGGCATAGAGAGCAGATGTAAGCCGTTTGAATATCCCTAGTTTTCTAGAACAGGACATAGATACGGCTACTGCTATTAGATTTATTGTAAATAACCCTAGGATAAAAATATTGGCCATAAATTTCTTAAAATATTGTTTTACCTTATAATAAGATTTCTCCTTTTTTAGTGTATTAATTTGTTTTTGCAATTCCTTTTTTTTACCAAGATCATCAGTATTTACCATTTTTGATATTAATTTATTAATTTTACTATCAAATGATACAGTATCTATACCACTGGTTTTAAGGTCTAATTCATCAAGAATAACTCCAGACATTATATATAATTAGTATAAAAAAATAAATATATTTACAATTACTATAATAATTTATATAGATTTTACATATTGATATAAGCTATTTAGTGACGTATTATTTTTTACAAATATTTCATATTCTATTTGCGATTTTAACGACCAACAATTATAACTTGATACCAGATTATATGTCATTGAATTTAGGTGTATTGGTTTGTCTCCATTTATAATTAGTTTAAATTCTGTATTATCAATTATTTTTTTTACATTTTTAATTTTACTTATAATCAAATCATTATCTGAACTGAGTCTAAGGATTGTAAGAAGGCTTTTTACTTCTGGACGAATCATTTATTAAATTTATAGTTATAAAAAAATTCAATTTTTTTGTTTATATATAAAGATTTATACATTATACATATAATGTCAATCCTTTGGTATTTTATTACGCTAATCCCTTCGGTTATTTCGTTATCATCAGTTATAGATTATACGCTCGTAGATTCTGGTAAATATATATTTTCAACAAGTCTTAACAATTCATATATTATTAATAGTTATGATAGTTTAGAAGCATGTAAAGATGGATGTAGTAATAGTAGTGAGTGTGTGGGTATTTCTAATATGTATAATAATTCGGTACAAACCTGTAATCTTCTAACAGAACTTGGAAGACCTTTGTCGACTTCTCTAAATATTTCTAGCTATCGAAAACTAACAAGATATTATGATACTGATGAGACACATACAATTTATGGATTTATTGAAACAAGTGGCAATGAGTTTGAACTTATTGATACAGATGTTTATATTGATATGAATCATAAT